CTTGCGAAGATTGAAGAAGGGCGGATGGATAACGCCCCTATCTACTCGGATCTTAAAACCTTCCCTGCACGAATCTTTCGAGGAAAAATACACGGGGTCATTGGAGGATATCCCTGTCAGCCCTTCAGTAGCGCAGGAAAGCGAAAAGGAGAGAAAGACCCAAGACACTTGTGGCCCTATATCCGAGAGCATGTCCGGGCAATTAGACCTGTTTGGTGCTTTTTCGAAAATGTCCGAGGTCACACCACGATGGGGCTATGGCGAGTCCTGTCCGATTTGGAAGAAGATGGTTACCGAACGGAGTGGGGATTGTTCAGCGCGGAGGAAACAGGCGCACCTCACCAACGCATCCGATGCTTCATCCTTGCCTACCGTGGCTGCGAGGGATCACAAGGGATGCTACAAGACTTTGGTTCGCAAGGACGGGAAACCGAGGGGCGATCTACTGCCCGATGCGGTGAACATAGCGGAGCAGAATTGGCCCACACCGCGAGCCGGGAACCCCGGCAGTCGCAAGCCCGGAACGGGGGGCAAGATACTAGCGGAGGAAGCGAAGAAGAATTGGCCCACAGCGAGTGTAGCAGGTTGCGTGGAGGGTGGAGTAGCGAAGAATGTGGAGATGACACAAAGCGGCTTCAAGGCAACGAGGGAAAACGGAACGAGCTACGGAGCGAAGCTGCGGGATGCGGTGATACACCACGAAAACAACAATGGCCTGCCCGCCCAGGAGAAGAGCAGTACGAGTGGGAAGAACCACGGGTCACCGAAGCTCAATCCGAATTGGGTGGAGCAGTTGATGGGTCTGCCTGTGGGGTGGACGCAACTGCCAACCGCGTGGACCGACTCCGCCTCCTCGGAAATGGCGTTGTCCCCCAAACCGCAGAAATAGCGTGGAGAACTTTATGGCAAAGAATTTAAGAGCAATCCTTCCTGTGGGCTTAACGGCGCTAGGCAAACACGATCACCTCCGCGACACTCGGCGGGGAAGGGTTGCTCTATTTTTATGTGATGGATGATATGGATTATATGTTTGGTACTCTTCTTAGTTCGGAGGAGATCAATCGTGGATGGCGGTATTTTTGGTCGAATTGCGAGTTACGCTACCGCGAGGGGGAACGAGATCCTGATTGTCCGGCAAATACCTGGAGGACGGATATTCCACGCAGGATGCCCAAGGCGCGAACAGAATTAAATTTTAGAAATGAACGCAAAAAGAAAACTAATTCATGAGTTGAAAAATACTTTCCATCGATGGGAAGAGGAGAGTGATCTGTTTGATGATAGTATTATTGATGCCTGCAAGAAGGCATTGCGCGAGTACTATGATGAGCAGGTGATCGTATTCGATAGTGATATCGAGTTGGTGGATGACGAGGAGGAAGAGGAGGAGTGAATATTTATAAGCCAACAGGGGAGAAGCTTGAGAATTGGCCCCAATGGGTGGGTCGTTTATCCGAGGAGAACCTGGAACTGAAGAAGAGGGTGGATCAGTTGGAGAGGGAGAATGCGGAGTTAAAGAGAAGATGCTGTGATTTATTCAGCGAGGTGATTGAGGCAAAGGCGAGTCATGCGAAGTGAAAGTACCACCGGGATGGAATCCGATCTTTTGGAAAAAATATGGGCGAGCAATACCACTATCCGTTCAAAGCTTACCACGGTGCGACTTGAAAAAGTTGGGTCCCCAACCATTGAGATTAGACCAAGAGACATTGGAACGGATACGCAGGGATTCAGCGTTGGAGAAGCGCAAATCCCGGTCCAAACGCTCAAAGAAGGGATAGTGGTGGGCATGGAGATACAGGCGAGAGGATGAAAGTAGAATTACAACCCGATGAGATACAGGTCTGCCAAATGGTGGGCAGAATGCGCAGTCTGATTGCCCGTGGCAACGGGGTGCGTGACGCGAAGATGGGTAACCAGGATGGTAGCGAGGCGGATGTGATGGGCATGATGGCGGAGTATGGTTTTGCCAAGCAGATGAATGTATTCCCTGATCTAGGTCTTACACCTAGGAGTGGATCTGCGGATGGTAAGATGGCAAGCGGTAAGCGTTATGATGTTAAAGCGTCAAAGCATAAAGGAGCAAGATTGCTGAGTACGCTAAAGGTAAATCCTGATGTGGATGTTTATGTACTGTGCGTGGTGGATGGAAACATTTTGGATTTTAAGGGATGGGCATGGAAGGATGAACTTATCAAAGAAGAGAACAAAATAAATCTCGGACATGGTCTCGGTTATGCCTTAGATCAGGATAAGCTGAGAGGATTTGATGCCTAAGATAACCTACGCAGATGAGGTAGATGCCCACTTTGGTATTCCGTGGATACCTGACCTGAAGTATGAGAAGGGCGAGCTTGCCTGTGCATTATCAGGCGAAGAGATAGATGCCCTACCGCAGGAGCGCGCAGAGACTTTGTCCCGTTTGATATTGGACCAACCGGAGTCGGAGAAGGAAGATCCAATCCAATGGGGTTGGACTCTTCCTGGATGGAGGCGGGTGATGGATAATTGGAAGGATAACAAGATCCATGTGGTGCTTGGTGGAAACCGGAGTTCCAAAACAACTTTCGCTTCCCGTCTGCTTGTGCATATGGCACAGACTATTCCTGAAGCGGAGATTCGTTCTTTGCATGTATCGGAGGAGCGCAGTATTTCGGATGCCCAACGGTACATTTGGGAAGCACTTCCCATGAGATATAAGCGGGCAAAGAAGAAGAGCGAGAACCATTCCTTGCAGTACACACAGAAGAATGGATTCAATTCCGCCAAGGCGATCCTACCACCAACCACGCCAGGTGCGGAACGGGGGAGTACAATATCTTTTAATAATTACAGGCAGTATCAGGCAGACCCGCAGATATTCGAGGGATGGTCAGCCCATTGTATTCATATGGATGAGGAGGCACCTGAGAGTATCTTCGAGACATTGGTGGGCGGTAGAACCGTGGACTATCATGGACGGGTACTGTTGACCTTCACGACCTTGCAGGGATGGACCCCATTGATTAATAGTTTATTGAAGGGTGCGGAGACTGTGGAGTCGAGATATAGCGAATTGATGGGTCGTGAGTTACCTGTTGAGCAGATATCCACCAATTGGCCTGATTGTCGGATTTATTACTTTTGGTCTGAGATGTCCCCGTTCGTTGACTACAGCGAACTTATTCGAACCTACTCCAAACAACCGCAGGAAGTGAAGCTTGCCCGTCTTTACGGGATTCCAAGCAAGGCGATGGAGGGGAGATTCCCTAAGTTCAACCGCGATACTAATGTCGTCCCCCATGAACGAATCCCCTTCATCGCTGATCCTACGGTACGGACTACCCGGTACTTTGTCTGCGATCCCGGTGGATCAAAACCTTGGGTCGCGATATGGGCGGCAGTCCTGGAGGATGGCACGATCTATGTGTACCGGGAGTTCCCTGATTCATCAATGGGTCAATGGGCATTGCCACATGTAAATGGTTTGGGCAAGAGCGTGGGTAAACCAGGGCCTGCACAGCGTCCGCTAGGATGGGGGTATGCTGCATACAAGGAGCATTTCGAGGCTTTGGAACAGGGCGAGGATATCTTCGAGCGAATCGTTGATCCCCGTATGGGAGCCGCCACGGTGCGCGAGAAGGAGGGGGAGAGTAATATTATTAACACTATGGCGAATCTTGACTTTGTTATGCGACCCGCACCGGGCGTGGAAGTGGAGGCGGGTATTGCAAAAATCAATGATGCACTAGCATGGGATGATACGGAACCAATGACGGAGAAGAACAGACCCAAACTCTTTGTATCTGACAGGTGCGATAATTTTATTAGCTCGATGCTTGAGTATACAGGGAGTTCCCGCCAGGAGCATTTTAAGGATTTTGTGGATACTATCAGATATTTAATGGTCAGCGGACCTGACTATATTGGTGGTGGAAGCCTGATGTGTACAGGTGGCGGTGGATATTGACTTGCCATGTCAACTACAAAAGGGTACATTATGCTACGCATATGCAGTCTGCCGCCGATGACGAACTTTTATATGTCAGTAAAGAACCTGATGTTGACTATCTTGCGGAAACCTACCGCAGGACACAGTCGGAGTTGGGCGAATGGTTAGACCGTAGACAGCGCGATTACGATGTAAGAAATTGTTTATGGGCAGGAAAGTCCGATGATTTCAAGAAGCATTCCCATCTGAGCCAAACCGGAGAGGTATTCCCCTGGGATGGTGCGAGTGATCAAGAGATCCGCATGGTGGATAATCAGATAAACAAGTGCGTGGCTATGACTACAAATGCGGTAAGATCCGCACATATCGTGGCTACCCCTGTGGAATCAGGTGATGTTGAGCGTGCTAATGTAATATCTATGTTCCTTCGTTGGTTAATGAACTCCAAGATGGAGGAGTTTTACGATCAATTGGAATTAGGATTGAACCACTTTTTCGAGAAGGGCCTGATGGTCCACTATGTTTATTGGGACTCCAAGGAACTTAAACAGCAACAAACCATCCGCCTAGACGAGATCGCACAGGCACTTCCACAGATCGCACAAGTGATCCAGGATGGAAGTATGGATGAGGAGTTATCCGCCGCGTTAAAAGACCAATTTAAAGT